CTCACTAAACCGTATTAACGTATTCGAGACCGCAAGGTTTTGATGACGGTCCAGTTGGCCATACCTTGTGTGACCGACGTCGCCCTACCATCCTCTAATCCGTAATCCAAATTCAACGATTCTTTCACACGTTCTGTAACCGACTCCCCGAACACCGACGCGAACGTAGTGGCTGACTTGGTCCCCAAAGCTAATTTATCACGCGAAATCGCCCACTCTAATATGTCCATGAATTGTGGATGACTCTCAACAGTATGAAGCCGCATGATCATGGCTAGTGTTTCACCGAACTGACCCGCCCTTAGCTTTCTTTCTGGATAAAGCGCTCCTTTGAAGAAACGCCACGCAGAGCGGACGCCCACACCACCTGAATTGTAGGAGTGGATTCTGCTATTAAACCGAAAGAACGAATCAGAGATGCGTTGCTTAGATTCTGACACTACAATTCCTACCTCCGAGTAGACTTCTGATACCAGGCTAAAGTCAGTATCAGCACGGCGCAGAAATACAGCATCATCCCCGTTTATTTGGGGAAACGTGATCCCGTGTGAACTTGATAACCTTCCTGTCAAAGTAGATTCACCGGTAATCCGTAAACTCACGTACTCCGCTGCCAATAGGTTAACTAGTGAGTCGACAATATTGGTCAACCCCCAGCCGCTTTTGACACCATCACGGCGTACAGGATACAAACCCTCTGGGGTAAGAAGATTCGCATCCAAACAAGCGTCAAACACTTTGTATACAAGCGAGTGAGAGACTGGCTGGAACCAAGCTAATACCATTCCCCTTACGTACTCAATAAGCCGATGGCTTACATTCCGATCGTAGCCAGAGGCGTCGAAGGAATGCCAGACAACACCATCGTAATAAGGTCGGGCGAATAGTGACGGCATGCGTGCATCAAACACCTCATTTCCATCCCAAGACAGGAAGTGCCCAGTTTTCTTGAGTCGTTGGATTAAAGGCAGAAAGATCATGCGATCCAAGATGTTTCGTGACATCGGTGCCATGTATATCGTCCTCCGCGTTAGCTCGTCCTCACTGCTTTTCGCCCTACTACCATACACATAAGTTGTCGTCGACGGCTCACTTTGGTTGAGTAAGTCCTGAGCCAACTCGATCTCCCTAAGGAGAAGCTTTCTTCGACGCCCAAAGTTAGGTAACCCTGAGTTTGTGTTCAATCTCATGCTCTGCAAGGCAGTATCCATTGAAACATGTCGCAAAGTCGGCCCTAGCATAGAACCAACATTTAATGCAGCACGCTCCAGCAAATCAAGATCGGGATCGAAGTCAACGGTAGCAAACCATTGGCTGTGTACTTCTTCCCTGACCTCCGACCATGGCGGTAATGGGCTTTGTGGCCTAAAGGCGTCTCGCTCTGACACCTCCTCGTCTTTAAGACTATCCCAATAGCTATCCGTGTCTAATAGAGAAAATATTTCCTCCCGCACCTCCGTAAAGGTACCTACAGCGAAAGGTGAGCTTATCTCCTCCTTGCTCGGATTAACTATGGAACCGATGAAAGAGGAAAGTCCAACATACGCCCGTTCGTCGGTGGTAAGATCTCTCAGCAATTGGGCCATGCTTACAGTTCCCGGTTCGTATACGCTTCTCTGCTCTCTCATGGTTCCCATGCCTAACTCGGTAAAACTGGGTTACCCTCGAAGACAAATGTATTATCTACATCTGCTAAGAGGGGGGTTTGTGTACGACCCAATCCGCCGAGGTTCCGGACAGAGAAGCCACTAGCAAAAGACTTTCCAAAGAAAGTTTGCGCGGTGGGAACGGGTTTAATCCATTCCACGCCCGAATTCTTAGTGGCCGGGTAAATATCCACAGGCACACCGGTCGTTGCGACACGAACGTATGCCCTCTGCTGCCCTCGCTCACCACCAGCGCCTGTGATGGTGCGGCCTAGTTGCAGATTGACAAAGTCACTATCTGCGGTTAAGACCAACGAACCATCTACGATGTCGCCTGTGATGACTGGCATCCGTGCTGATACCTGGGTAGAGGTAACTACTGCTGTTACTGCTGTTGTTGCCATAATTTGGGACTCCTTTCGAAAATAGGG